TGGTTGTTCCGTTCTCCAGAAAACTATAACCGCTCTTCTGACAGAATATGTAATAGGTACCGTAATCCAGATTAAACACTACCTGCCCATTGACATCAGTGGTCAGAGGCTTAACGATTGAGGCGGTGCTTACGTTACTGGTATTGATCCAAACCTCCACACTTGAAAGCGTCGCATCGCCTGTGGTGCGTATGGTGAGTGTAACCTCGTATGCACCAGGCCCGGATACTCCTGTGGTGATAGAGGCCAGATCAGCAGCCGACAGTGACCCATCAGCTTCGTCAGTACCCCTCAGATAAGACTCAGTTGGGAGCTTATCGTCTATGGCCGCAACCCGTTCATTAACACTATTAGCCGTCGGCGACCCTATTATAGCCGTATTCAATGCCGTGTCTACCTCAGCATTCACCTGTCCCTTCATCGTCGTACTCATCCCACCTAGGTCGGTCAGCGATACACCTGCTGCCCCTATTCTGGCATAGCTATCCCCCGTCTGTACGGTGTGTCCAGTAAGAGTAGCTACGGTAGTCACATTGGCTACAGTATCACTTCCAGGAGCGAAGTAGGAGGCTGCTACTAGGGTTCTGGCCACGAGTCCATCATATATGCCTTCAAGGGAGTCAGTCGCAACTGCATAGGTACTTGTATCACTGGTCTTACTCATTAGATTACTCAATACCGTACCGTTGGGTACCTCTGCAGACATATCAGCATTGCTGTCAACTGCATTCTTCATCAGATGATCGAGATTTACATCAGACAAAGCAGCGTCCGCTTCAGTATTAACTTCTGCTTTCATGCCTGTGCTCATGCCACCAAGATTAGTGAGTGACACTCCAGCGGTACCGATAAGAGCAAAGTTATCGCCTGTCTGAGCTGTGTGCCCCGTAAGGGTAGTGACTGTTGGCATGGTACAGCCAGTAAAACCGAAGCCGGTACCATCAAAAGCAAGTTCAGCGTTGTTAGCTGCCGCTGCATCATCACTGATACTATAAGCATCCACTTCAGGCTTAGCCGAAGTTGAACTGGTCGTTACTGCGGTGCCGAGCCACTCACCGACGTCTACACGGCCAGATGCGTCTATTGCTGTTAGTTCAACGCCGCTTTCTCCACCGGACCATATAATCTTACTGCTTCCAATGTATATATCATCGGCCCAAACCGGGGAACCGCCTGTTTGGATATAGGATTTGATGATGTAGGTACCCTCAACACAATTTACATGCTGGGGCATACTTCCAAGGTAGGTACCGCTGTCATCTGATTCAGTTGTTGTTATATCAAAATCACCGACACTTAATTTAACAAACGCTGCAAACGCACTCGTAGACGTACGCCAGACATATCCAGCATTTGCTCCATCATCATCTTCCTGTATCAAATTGTATACTGTAAAACCGTCTAAATAAGTTGTTTGTAGTTCATTAGACATATCTTATCTCTTTACTCTTTTTTAGCCTTTACTTTTGGTTTTTCTTTTTTCTCCACTTCAGCCTTTTTCTTCACTTCCGCCTTTGCTAACTGGTTCTGCTGCTCAAGTTGTGCTATCTTACCGTGAGTAGCATTTATTTGGGACTCTATGTTTGTTTTTTGAACAAATAACCTACCTAAGTTTGCCCACAACATTTCTATCTGATTCATTTTTCCGCTTCCTTTCAACGCTATGTTTTTCATTATGTCTCCTAATTCTTATATTCCATTAAGCCCATTGTGCATGTAAATATATTGCCGGCGTTGGCAGTTGCCCACGTAGCTGTTACCGTTATATCTAATGCACCAGTAGTGTCTATTGTTGAAACGCCACAAGTAGTGGTTTCATTGTCCCCGTCGACTACCAAATCCATGTGCCAAGCCATTGAACCCGATCCGCCAATGCTTCGTACGATTGCAAAACCGTTAAGGTGCCAGCAGGCATTCGTAAATTTAGCTGCAGTGGAGGTGACGGTGGCTATTGTATCTGTACCTACCTTCACATTTATAGTCACTGTGTGTCCGGAAGACGCAGCCGCATTGGTAATATCACCAGACATAACCATCTTTAATATATTGCCAGCTACCCAGGAGGCTGCCGGAGCTGCTGCAGTATAAACTACTGTTTCGTCAGTTGTGTTCTCTACCGTAGTAGTCGAAGTCTTGACGTCACTTGTTCTATCTATAGCTTTTCGCGTAGCTTTATTTGTCACATACAGCCTACTATCATGAAACTCTAACGCTCCTGCCACAGGAGTTGTAAGTGCTGTACCCGCGGTGAACATCAACGGAGCTAATGCGGTAGTTCCGGCTGGAAGTTTTATTGCGTCCCCAAACAAGAAGTAGTCTTCATCTTCCATCCATGTAAGAACACCAGAGTGAGTTGTAGCTATGAAATGGACAACTACGTCAATGTCCGTACCAGAGGCGATATTTAAAATTGGGGTATTAAGATCAACAGAAACATCAGCGACTAAGTCTAAGTGTCCGTCAGTAGCAGAACTTATTGATATATTTGTGTCTCTAAACACTATCTTACGGGTGTCGGCAAGAAATAAAGTATCTGAAAATTCCCAATAATCTTCATCTTCCCTCCAATAGATAAGTCCATCATTGCTTTCACCATTGGCTTTTATGTAATAATCAACGCCTGCTTGACCTTGTCCAAATACTAAATTACCACCAATAACCTGATCTAATGGATGTTGGGTGACTGTCACTGTGTCTACTATCAGTTCATCACCAATAATTGCAGCCCCAGCAGTGCACTCAATCTTGAAACTTCCACCAGCACCTGCCGTGACCATGTTTGTAAACGTGCCATCACCTGTTATAGCTTGAATAACAGTGCCACCTAATGTGGCTTGAAATGAGCTCCCATCAGGTGCTCCATAATTAGTTATAGTGAACACAACTTTATATTCTGTGCCATTTACAATAGATATTGCCTGCTCAAGATCACCACTGCCAGCAGAATTGTCCCAAATTGCAGCATTTGTGCTATGTTCCCACCCATTGCCAGCAGTCCATCCAGTTATGCCTCCTGTAAACGAACCGTTCGTAATTAATTCTGTTCCATATCCTGTAACTGTTAACAACCCACTGATTGTGCTATCGCCAGTAGTTATTAAATCACCAAAAGCGTTAATCGTAATAGCAAGTCCTGTTTCAGCTACTCTCAGCCCTTCTACTCCGCCAGCGATTAGAGATAACTCATCTTGATTTGCACCGCTTCCACCAAGGCCAGTGTTAGCATCTAGTTTGTAAGGTAAAAACACTGGATTTGTTCGCGATGAGTTTTGTCCAAAACACATCCTACAACCGTAGCAAGAACCTGCTGCTATTCCGGTATTTGCTATTGTAGCCCAGGTATCAAGATTAAATGTATCGTCCGGGTCTTCCCAAATGCCTGTGTCACCATCACCAAAGTAAATACCATTAGCTGTACCGGTAGCGATTGATAGCTTAGTTAATCCAGTCCAGGCCCCTAGAGTCAGGGTAGCTGTACCATCGGTTAGTGTACCGACGGTTGCGGTACCTGCAAGAGATAAGTCTTTAAGTTTTAAGTCATCGGAACCGATGTCAAACGAATTGTTAGATATAGGCAGTAAGTTGCGGGTTATTATATGACTTGGCGTTTTGCCATCTATAAGCATGGTCTCACCTTATTAACTATTTTCGTGCTCATTTACTGCTTTATACAGCCGCTTCAATGCTGTAGTGTGTTTCTTATGGGCAGCTATTACTATTGTATCCTGACAATGGTCCAACAGTAAAAAACTCAGCCTGTTCATTTCGGCTAACAGGAGTAGCGGGTCGTTGTAATAGTTTTTTGACATCGGCTTTTATTTCCTTGATGTCGTCGGTTAATTCACGTCTTAATTCAACTATTCGCTCGGTGTTGGATTTTATATCTTTACCCTGGCTGGTGTCAGCGACAATAAAACCAATTATGGCCGCCAGCACTATCAGTAGGATTCCGATCCATGCCGCAGTATCTATTTTGGGTGGTATTTGATTTCCTGGTTCATTAGTTAAAGTATCTTGCTGGCTTGCACCCATTGCTTGCTCCCTGCATAGAGATTGAAATCGCTGTCGAGCTCATCCGATTGTTTTTCGCTACCTGTTGATCGTTTTCCTGGTTTTGTATGCTTGTCCTGTCGCGTTCGTTCTGTACTATTTTCGCACACAACTGCTTCGGGGTCAGCGGCCTTAAAAATATTGATTTAAACCTATAGGCTTGATCGGGCGTGAAGAGAGGGCTGTGTCCGAGGTTCAGTACGTCTACGAATTGTCCGTTTCTTACCCAGTGGGCTACTACATAGGTACCTGCCCGACTATGGTAGTAGACAAAGAGGCTGTCCCGGAGTTTTACGTCCGAGACTTGCCTTTTTATCCACGGTTCAAATGTCGGGTGTATAAGCCGATGCTGGTGGGCATCAAATTGGCATACAGTTGACAACATATCGAATTCCTTTATTAAGAATCTGTTGCTGGGGTAAGTAGTGCAGCACTTGCAGCTTCAGCGTTGGTGTAATAGTTCTGAGCCACTAAACATGCAGTTTGGGTAAGAGGAGCTGTACCGTCCTTACCTTCCAGCATCCCATAGAATCCGTACTGTGTAGCTTTATCATAAACATTCATTTTAGTTCTCCAATTTAAAAGTACTTCAATTTAAGGCTAAACTACTTATTCACTATCGATAGCTGGAATTATAGCCCCGTTCTTGTTGTTTTCACCGGAAACATAATTTTCACACATCCACATTAAGTCAGTACCTGTGAGTGCCGCTGCCATACTGGTCGTACCACCAAGGTGATTACTAGACATAAGTCCAGTACATCCTGTATGAAGTGCAATAGCTACTGCATTCTCATTCGCGAAGAGATTATCACGCACAATAATATTGACAGAAGCTGCTGTAGAAGCTAAGAAACAACCAGTTGCATACGTACCATAAGCAGTATTATCTGAAATGATAGCTCTATCACAGCCACCTGCAAAGAAGATAGCATTATTACAACCACCAGCGGGAACAGTGCTAAAGTTATTGTTACGAATTATGATATCATCACAATCTGCAGCGACTGAAATACCAATAACTAATTCTAGTACTGCTGTCCCACCGTCACGAAAATCACAATACTCAATGATACTACCATTTGCTGATGCCCCCAGAGTAACCCCCGCAGCAACATTAGCCAAAGCTGAGATCACCCTGAAACCACTAAATCGACAGTTGGCTGCAGTAATATTTATTGTGGCTGCAGTAGCAGTACCTAAACTGAGAGTTGGTCTTAGTGTACCCCTACCTAAACCCAGGACGGTAATCCCGGCTACATCCAGAGTAAGAGTGCTTGCGGCAATTATTGCTTCAGTATGACCCGGAGCCACCAAAATCACATCACCCTGGTTCGCGGTGCATAAACCTATAGCATAGTCGATAGTCGCCAGCGGCATGTCAAATGAGTGACCGTGTTCGGTATCATCAGCATCCAGTGTATTTGTTGCCCCGCTGTCTACAAAAAGAACCTGAGAATCACTTAATAGAGTAACACCCAAGTTGGACAGGTAGGGGATTATTTGCCAGCCGTACTTGGCAATAAGGTCTTTGACCTTGAATGGGTTTGTAGCTGCCATTTTGTTTTCCTTTCTAAACTATACTAAACTAAACTAATAAAAACAATATGTTAATTAAGTGCGAGATCAGGGTATCGCAGGAATCGGAACCTAAATACCCCTCTCTCGCATGATTCAAGATATTTAGGGTTAATTCATAGTTGCTTCGGTCAGGCCGGTTAGCTTGACTCCTTTCACGTCAAGGGGTGCTATCAAACAGTACTGCCAGAAGGGGGCCTCTAATAGTGCTTGAGACGCACCACTAGAATTGTGAGCGATCTTGAAGATAGTACCGCCGTTGGTGATTGGGGCTAAGAACTCCAGATCAGCACCGATACGGGAATCAGAACCGCCTACCTTCGGGGGAACATAACGCTTGATGTTACCATTCATCAGCTGGAGACCGTAAAGGTAACCAGGCAAACAGAAGCTGGACATCAACCATTTGAGTTTCCTACCATTAAAGCTGTAGGAAATGTCTTCCCACCCGCCTTCTACATCGAGAGCCTTATTGGTTCTCTCGTACATCATTCGGTTGTTACCGAGCAGTGGTTGCTCCAGATACTTGAGCGTTACACCCATAGTAGTCAGGATGGTATCGAGTGAGGCACCCGGATAGGCATCCAGGTATCCACCGATATACCCATTCATTCTGGTGTCGGTCAGGGGACCGGAAACGGCTACGACCTGACTCTTGAACTGCGAATATGTAGACAAGTCCAGAGCTACAGCTGAGTCGTTGGCTGTTGAGCCACCCATCAGAGTACCAGATGACTTCATCCAGTCTTCAAGGCCCCAGGTCTTCATCTCACGGCCTGTAGTACCAGAATATACATCATTACAACCACGAGCGATGATCCAGTCGTCATCCGCAATTTCAGTTGAAGCACCACCATAAGTAGTCATAGCGGTAGCGTTCACGGACGCTAAGGTAATCACACCGGAGAGATAATCAACGTCTGTAACGATGATTGGATCGTAGGATGCCGCCGTGGAGCTCGTGTAGTTCAGTACATCTGAACCATCGGTAGCTGTACCCCACTGTGGGGTATCACCAGAGGTAGCGAGGATATCGACCATCATACCGACACTGAAGTAGCTGGTACGTCCAGTACCTGCTTTGATCGTGAGGGAGATGTAGCCTGATGCGACGTTGGTGTTGTCGTAGTTGTCTACTCGACCGAGAGTATTGTTTGAGGCCATGAAGAAGGACTGAGCCTCCTGGAGGGCACGCAACTTACCAACGGCACGAATGTCCTCTGCGACCTGTTTTCGCTGAGATGCCGGTAATGCGTCTCCCTGCATCCATGTTACTGGAATGGAGAGGTTACCGGTACTCATGTGTAGTTTGAGTTCTCGCTTGAGCGAGGTTGTATGGGGTGCTCCGGTAGCACTGGGGAAAGGTGCAAGTGCCGAACTCGATGAGTTCAGTACTCTTGCTTGAGCGTAGGTTTGGTTCTCCAGGAATGCCGGACCTCTGGGGTCTGCATGCTGGATCAAACCGGCGACACCGGTTGCAAACAGGTGCTCTACCTCAAAACCTCTTCCAATCTTACTACGGGTCACGCCCAGGGACGATGACTTTATTTGGTTATATACAGGGTCAAGTGCCGGTAACGATTCGTGAATCGCCGAGGGCAGTTCTTCCCGTATAAAGTTGTCTAACGCTGTTACTGCATAACTAACGGCCATTATTTTAGTCTCCTATTAAACAAAACGGTTATACTACATTACACTACATTACACCACAACACAGCATTGAAGCTGTACTTGCGACTGATGTCCGCAACAATAGTTTACCGTATAGGAGGCTTCTAAACCCTATATATCGGTCGCTTACCTTCCGTCTTTTCTCATTGCCTGTACTGTCAGTTGATTCAACCGGTCGGAAGCGTTTTCGATATAGTTGGAGTCTGTTGTTGAAACCCTCTTTATAGGCTCTTTTGCGAGAGCTTGTGGGGTGACATCCAAAAGCTGACCGGCTCCTGTGTTTGGCAGGGTACCAGCAGTTTTGGTTGGCAGTCCGAGTGTGCTTACCCGATTCCGTACCTTTTGGATGGAACTCAGGAGCATCTCGGGGCCATAGGCGTCATGCCCATTTACCAGCCTATCTCTTACGTCCTCTCTTACCATGTCATAGAGCGCTTGCTGAGCGGCATTCTTACCGTCGCCCGGCATATTTTCCAGCATTTTAACAATTATATCGTCGTTGTCAACCTTTATTTTTATTTCACCGTCGATTTTTTCACGCAGACCGGCAATCTGTTGTGCCTCAGCTGCCGACAACGCAGCCTGTGCTCGCTTGTCCAGACTATCAAAAGTGATCTTCTGATCGCCTGCGTCCGCTTTTTTATCTTTGGCCGCTGCGGGTGCTGGTTCTCCACCACCGGTGAAATCTATTCCTGACAAACCTGAAAATTCTCGCAGTAAGGAGTCAGAATCTCCGGTGCCTGCCTTCAAGTCACCTACTATTTCCAGCATACGCATACCTTTTGAGGCATCCTTTTTCATCGCGGCAGCCTGCGAAAATCTACTATCGGCACCAGCTGCTTTGGTTGCCGCAGTCTTGAGCTCTTCTATACTGTAATTAACCATCTTACCATCAACTACAATATCATACCCCTGGGCTTTCGCGGGCTCTTTGTTTTCTACTTCTTTATTTTCTACATCTTTGTTTTCGACTTCTTTGTTTGGATTCTCGTCATCGCTTTCCATACTTATGACTCCTTATTTTGTTGGTTTCTAATTCCTGGTTTAGCTACTGGTTTAATTACTTACGGTATATTGAGACATCTTCTTCATTCATTAACGCAAACTGGGTACCTTCAAGTTCGATGGGTGTTACCACAAAGGCATTAAAGTACACCACGTTACCTACGGCAATCGTTTTGCCTTCACCAACCAATACTACTGTACCTCGCAGGGGGGCGTGTTGATTCTGTTCCGGCAGGAGTATTCCTCCTTCGGTCACTGACTCGGCTGCATCCTGCAGTACCAGAATACCTGTACCATTTAGGTTATACTTCTGCAGGCTTTCTTTTAGTTTTCTAGTTTCTTTCGCTGTCATGGTTCTGATTCTCCTTGTTTAAGAGTTAATATTGTTCGTCCTCGAAGCCGCCACCTTGTGGTTGCAGCTGTTCCATTGCTTTTCCTTCTTCGGCTGCCTCTTCCGGTTGAGGGGCCCCTTCAGGTAGTGCCCCCATCGCCATCAGGTGCATTTCGTAGTGTTCCTTGAACGCATCTCGTACTACCGTTGCAGCCAGATAGTATTCAGGTCGGGCCATAAAAGGCTGCAACACCCGAATATGGATTTCATGTATATCGGTTTCACTAAACAGTATCTGCCCGGTGGTTTTTCCGTCACCGAACAGGGTTATGTTTTCCATCATAGCCCGTCTGTAGTTTTGCCATTCAGCATCGTTACCAACAGGTAGGTCGATACCTTTCTTGCGTACCATAGTACGAAACTCGAACATATCTATGGTACCCAATTTTAATGCTTCCTGCAATTCCATCTTCTCTTGCTGGAGGCTTTTGGGCATTAGAGTACGGGTGGTGATCCTGACTTCGTTCGGGTCGGGAATAGCATTTTCTTCCAGTGCCATCTGACCGGACTTAGGGTCTATTTTGACTCCGGCCAGTGTATCATCGAGCATAGATATTTGTATGACCCGCTCTTTGGGCCAACTGGTTCCCGTCATCCCCAGAATAGCTTTGTATACACCGCTGAACGCCGAAGATATAGATTGAGCTGTTGCGGTAAGCGGCGTATTAGATACTTCATAGAGGAAACCAAGCCCCGCCTGCGAATCCACACGTCCTGGAGCATCGCCCCTCATCAGCTCGGTGGGTTGATTAGCGATCTTATCAGCCAGAGCTGCACCAATCTTAATGACCTCACTGGGCATACTACCAGAATTGACAGGGAGAATATTAGTGGGCCGAATATCCTGACCCGTATAGTCAGGTTCATACGATATTCTCTTCAAGCCGTCGTCACCACGCATAATATCGGTGGGTATCCCCAGCGTCGTAGGGGTAAGTAGGATTCCGTAGGTATCTATGTCCTGGACATTCTGGAAAGCTCGACCGATAGTATATTCCAATTCAGTATTAAATGAGATCAATAAGGCGATAGAACCACGTCCCCAGAATCCACCGGTTGGAATATCCCTGATTATGTGTATAGGCATAGGTCTTTTCACAAGCATATCATTATAGTTTTTATGATACAGATATTTGTCACCCGCCAGCATAATATACTCTTCAAGATTACCGTCGTCGGATTCCAGATACACCTCCACCAACTTGACCATGTCCACCCGGGTTTTATCGGTACTCTTTCTACCGGTACCGAGGGTACCACTGCGGGCTGTGTCGGTAGGCATATTGATCTGCTCAGTATGAGTCGTAAAAGAACCGGTAGTGCCACCAGGCAGTGTACCAACTTTTGATTGTTGTTTGTTCATCTCTTGGTATACTTTATCTTTGGCTCCGGGGGTAACAGTCAGGGACTGTATCCAGTCGATAGGGACGGTACGAACACGAGCTACGCCACGTACAGATGTTTGTTCCATAGGATTAGCTGGTATTGGCAGCAGTTCCCACGGCATAGCAACATCGATACCGACCATTTGCTTTTTTGCATCTTCCCACCCCACCAAACCTACAGTACCGTATTTTACCAGCGGCGGGAGGGTTAAAGATTTGAGTTGATTTATTTTGGTTTCAGGAATAGCCTCATCGAGTACCACCTGAGATATTGAGGCCTTCCTCAAATCCTCAAGGCCCATACTACGTTTAGATACCACCGGGCGAATATCCATCTGCATCATTCGACCAACCTGTGTCTGGAACTTCGCGACAATATCCTCATATTTGAACTGAGGCATACCAGTGGTGTTAAAGTAGTCGGCATCTACAGAACCAGTCAAATAGTTTATATTTGTGAAGTTCCTGACCCCCTGCAGATAGTAATGGGCTATCCACCAGGAAACCTCCTGAATATGACGGCTCTGTTCACCGTCTTTGATTATGTTATTCAAGATTTCTTCTTTTTGTTTTGTACTCTTCGGTAATTTTATCTCGTAGGCCATAATAAAAAACCACCTAAATTGAGGTAGATACCCGTAATCCAGTGCGGGCGTTCTTTTCTTTTATTTCCTTTATTGTTTGAGCTGCCTGCTTATCGGCTGCCCGTGATTTCTTGGTGCCATGGTCTCCGCAGGCTATTCCAGTATTCTCCATCGCTTTACCCATCTCCCTCACTAATCCTACCGTAGGGCCACTTACAGGCTCACCGGCTGCGGTGCCTGCTTTTATAGCAAGTTCCCACGATGATAGCATGGTGAAAGAAGCCAGCATTCTTCTGTGCATGGAGGAAACTATGCTAATAATAACTATGACACAAATGAGCAGAACCAGGATCAAAGCAGCTATCATCATAACCAGACTTAATTCTACATTCATCTTCTTATTCCTTTCAACGGTCTTCGCGATACCACAAATGGGGGCTTCACGAATCGACCTTCAGCCTCAGCTTCGGTTTTCTTATATGTCTTTGCATACGTTTTGTCAACTAAAATATCTAATAAATCACTATCTATCTCTTCGGTTGCTAACCCGCTGATAATAGGGATACCGGAAATGTGCATCTGTCCTGACTTCATAAGCTGCAGTGGCGTCTTGTCCGGAAGTGGTGTATGCTCTTTAGAGCCTCTGCCATGAATAATATAATTTATCATCGCCACCGAATCGATAGCATCATCGAAGCTCAGTAACGCCAGATCATAAGTGAAGTCACTGGTTTGTTGATAGAGTTGCTTTATCGGCCAGCTGCCCGAACGATGCGAGGGGTACTTCATTTTACCCTGCTCGAATCGCCACTCCAACGTAGCTATCCTGGCGGCTTTGGGTTCGGCCCGGGTAGTGCTCTTATAGTTGATCGGTACAATACGCGGAGCACGGGTTTCGTCCCCAACCTTCTGCAGGTAGTCCTTCATAGCATCAACCAGTTGTATTTGCATACCCACGGATTCTACGCCTACAGCACGGGGATTCCATTTACGAATATACTTATAGATCGTTGCCAGCAGAGCACCTTCATTGTCACGACCCATCCACATATCCAGCAGCCAAACACAGTTATTACTATCTACGCCCATCACCGCCAAACAGCTGTAGTCATGGTGGCTGGTTAACCCACGGGCAGGATCGAATGTGATTACCCGGTACATCTGACCGAATAGCTCCGAAGCAGGCTTGACCTGTGCGACCCACTCTTCAGAATGGGTGTCATAAACATTATAGTATACCCTACTTGCAGGATCGAAGGGTTTGACCGGAAAATCAGGATCGACATAATATTCGTTTTTGGTTGGATCGATAGTTAACACCTTGGCTTGTTCACTTGAGGGGGCGTTGAGGTATTCTGCCGCGAACGCCGCGGAGCCTATCTCGGCCTCACGAGCGGCCAATATATCTTTGCTCCATTTGACGTCCCAGAGCAGTTTGGGAGTGCGATTGCCTGAGGTGTCGGTACGGGCCCGAAGAACCTTACGATTCCAGAAATTAAACCTTGAATCATCACCATGACAGGCATGATACAGGAAACTACGGCGGCTGATCATAGTCCCCACCCAGAATATCGCGGAACCGTCCTCCAACATAGGAATGACCTGCCGAAACAGAAAAGTCTCAAATTGGTCTATCAATAGCGTAGCCGACCCAGTAGTTCCTGAAACATCAAACTCAGGGTCATCGAGTATGAACAGATCGGGACGGGCACCCCTCTTTCGTCCCGTTACCGAATAGCCCACCAGCTTAGAGCCATTCAACAACTGCAGATGGTGGTGATTCCAGATACCCTTGCCGCGGGGCGGCTGCATATTACCGAAATCCTCCAATATGTAGGGGTTCTCGGTATATTGTTTGATTATAGTATCAAAGCGCTCCTCAATCTGCTTATCGGTGGCCAACGATAGCACAATACGATAGTAGGGGCGAGTAAGGGCCAGAAACAGCGGTAATTCAGTACCGAGGATCACGCTTTTGGCATTTCCACGTGGTGCTGCCAATATATTACGGGCATACCGGCCCACATCGTGTATAGCCTCATAATGAAAGGAAGGAGAGGGTACGAATTTGTGATAGAAGAAACCTTCACCAGGACTCATCAGGTAGAGCCTGCGAAACAGGTCCCAGGCATACACCAACTCCTGTGGTGTGTTTTGAGTACTTACACCCAGAAGTCGAGCCTGCTTCTGCTCCTCAGGACCCAACTCAGGATAGTTCCTGGGCAGCGGGAACCACGGATTATTCACCTGATCCACGGGAGGTTGAGCCAACACCGGCTTATTCAAATTGCTACATATTATCGGTTCCATAAACGCAATAGTCCGGTCACAGCCAACGTACAACAGGTACGCACAGTCCAGGGGTAGTTGTTAATATTATCGCCCATAACCATCTTAACAATCGGCCATAGCTCCTCAACAACCCCATTCTTGGTGTCTTGTATCATCCCAAGTACGAATGCAGGGTACTCCTGTCGAGAGTCCCAGAGCAGCGGATTAGGCAGCAGGTTATTAGCCGTAGCATAATCCCTGAGGATAGACTCCAGTACTCCGATATAGACTTCGGTTCTGATCATAGCGATCATTTTCAGGTCTTCTTTAGTCAACTGCGGGTACTCCCGCGACGGGGAGGCCTTTTCCGGAGGTTGAGATTCCTCCGAGGAGGATGATTGATTTCGGAGGCCTATGGACTGCAAGAGGAGTTCCTTCTCTTCCTTGCTGATCTCCAGCCCCGCCTTCACCTTCTCCCGTATCTCCAATATCTTCAGTTCCGGTGTGTCCGACATCGTGGGGGTCTTGTCCACCGTCACCGGCAGTGGTGTCTCCAGCTTCCTGTTCGGCGGGGGTGTCGGAGGTTTCTTCTCCTGTGTCCCCCGCTTGAGGTTCTTCTGTATTTTGCTCTGAGATTTCTTCTTCGGCATTTTCGATTCCTTTCTGTTGGTTATTAAACAGACTTGGGTTTATAACTGTAGCCACCAGACTGGTGGATATTCTCGAACCTGACCCTGAGGAGCTTTGGGAGGCAGTTACCATCAAACCATTGGCCTCCAGTATCTCGCGACGACGTTTCTGTATTTGCCGCAGGGCTCTCATTTGCTCCGTAACGGTATTGTCGTTGCTGCGGGCGATTTTGATCAGCATCAATATTTCTTCACGAGGGTCCCATTCCATAGCGTCATAGCATTCCAGTAGTGTGAGGGTATCCTCGAAGCTGGTCAACCTGTCCACCTGTAGCTGGGTCAGAGGCTGTAGCTGTTTGTAGAGCCCCAGCTTAGTGGTAGCATGAGCTACCGCGGGAAGGTTTTCAACCTCTATAGGGGTCTCAGGCACCGGAGTTCCCCTTTTCAAATTTCTTTAGGGCGTTACGTAGAGTCATAGCAGGCCTTCGTTGGCGATATACGGATAACTCCAGCAGAAAAGCAGGGGAGTTCATGGTTTTCACGTCGGGTTTGGTTACCTTTATGGCTGGCTTATTGGCAGTATCCAGCAGATGACGACCAGCGTTCTTATACTTGCTGTTTGGGGCCGCAAACCCCGAAGAACCGGGTCGCATAAGGTACATAAGCACTTTTTCCAGGGCATAGAGATTAAAATAAGCAGCCTTACGCACGTATACGATGGGTACCTGGAGGCTCTTGAGCAAGGAGAAAGCCCCACGACGACTGATGTCAAACATAATACAGATGTCACCGACATCCATCAGACAGACTGCATCTCCAATCCTACGCTTAGCAGATAACTGCATTAGCGAAGCTGGACTCAATCTCCCTAACAAACTGTCCATACTCACACTCATACATAGGTAGTTTAAGGGTATGTTGGGGGGGTGTCAAGCATAAAATAAGAAAAATATGCAGATATTTCGATGTGTGTTTCGATAGCGTTTCGGAAACACGGTTATCGAAACATCCCAATTGTGCATGGTAAGCTTGTTCTGAGGCTAAAAACAAGGAAAAGTTGGACAGGTTAAACAGGGTTCTGGGGGTTTAAATAGGGGTGTGTGGGTTTTTAGGCTAATCCTTAGGATGTGACATGTAATCGAAGTGATACTTTTTGCGTGATCATATAGTGTATAATCCCCCTACTCTCTTATAATCTCACCTCCCCCCTCCCCATTACTGGGGGTACGATGGTAAGATATGAATTCTCTGTCTTGATGTCAAGAAGAAAATCATAAAATTATGATTATTTTATTCCTGCTGTAGCACTTGGTGCCTACTTTGGCCTACCACGACCTGCACTACCTGATCTACGTCGTCCACTGCCCCGTGCAGGTTTAGGGTCTCCGGCTTTACCGACTCTTGGTGTACCGCCACACGATCCTTTTTTTGCTGCTGCTTTTTTTGCTGCCATAATACTTCCTTTCTATAATTGGTTAATAAAATGCGGGGGGCGGCCGCCCCGCTACGTTCCCCAGTTGGATCAACCGGTCTTCAAATTTTCACCGCCTTAGTTTTCAGTTCTCAGTTCTCAGTTCTCGGTTTCAGTTTTGGATTTTCGTTTTCATTCCTATATTGCGGGTCTGGTCGTAGTGTGCCAGGAGTTCTTCAACCTGGATGGCGTGCTGTAGCTCCAGAGAGTAGTTGCTGCCTGCTTCGTCTTCGGTGTGCTTGAAGGTTAGGAGCATCCATGTTATCGCGTGGTGTGCTTCGTGTAGGGCCTCCAGTAGCTCGTCTACGGTAGGTGGCTTCTCTGCGGCCACGGGGTTTGTCGGGTTTCCGATTTTGGTGTCCATGTTAGGTTCCTTTCTACGTTAGGGTTTACGTTAAACCTCCGAATATGGAGTTTGCCTTTATTAGATGCTCAATAGGCCTGGGTACCTTAAATAGTCTGCAGTAGGCTGTTATTATTAATCCTTGGTGTAGGGATGAGTTGAATACGATTTCGTGGGCCCATTTTTGCCTCGCATTCTCACGACCGAGGAATTCTATGTCCCCGCGGATTTCGATCTCTTGTTGCCAATCGTCAGAGAGAGCCATTAGTAGGGTCTCCCAGTGGAGTCGTAGCCGGACTTGCCGATATTGTCGGCGAGGGTGGCCTCTACGATAGGGTCTGGTTGTTTCAGGGCGTGAAGCTTGCGGTATTGTCGCATGTAGGCATTTCGGCAGTTACGGCATCGGGTTCCCAGCTTACGATTTGTTGGCGGGCCGGTAAGGGGGAAGTACTCGTCGTTTTTAGCTGGGAGTATTCGACCGCAGGCTGAGCATTGTTTATAGCTGTAGGGTATGCAGTCTGGGGGTATCCTGTTTTTAGACGGGTCGGCGTTGTGTTCGGCGATCAGAGGATTCAGGGTGTCTCTGATACGCTTGCGTCTGGAAACCCTTAGACAGTCCTTACAGCGAGCCTTATATCCTGTTTTAGCGCCTTGTTCTTTGTAGTATTGGGCTATAGGGAGCCGTCGATGACAGCCCCTACATACTTTCCTTTTCAGTTTCCATTTTGTCATGGTCGATTCCTTTCTGTTCTGCTTTTTGTGTTTGTTCTGTGTTTGTTGTGTGTTACATTTGTGTTACGTTTTGTACTCGTATATGTTACGTACAGGTTACAGATTTGTCAAGAGAAATGTTTCTATTTTGTTATTTTTCTATTCTGGACACGATTATTAGGCTGAGAATAGGCAAAGGGTCTTATATATTTAGGGGCACGAACATAGACGAATCGAACTGGGTATAACAGTTTCGACGAAACACGGTTCGAAAAAAAATTGATTTAATGTCGGTGGGGTTAATCAACTATATATACACACAACCGCAGGGGGCCGACGCCTTCTGAGGGCGGTGATCTCAGTGTTATCCTACAGCCGTAGTACAGCAGTAGATTGTATGCCAAGCACTGCAGCGTAGCGTAGGTGATGTATTAAAGGCACACTCAAGCTCGTGGGCTGTGATAAAGGTAAGCTTATACGCCAAGCTTGTAGTAGGTGTAACAAGGAGAAGAATGCGGAGCATTCCCGATGAATCCTATCTTTAATCTCTGCTACTATCCAATGTATCTATCTATAGTATACATATCTACAATACAACGAGGATACAAGGACACAACGAGCGAATCCGGAGGATTCCTGATGAATCAGATCTGGATACTCTGCGATGTACAATACTCTCAATTGTGGATGTCACATATCAAGAGACACTGGTGTTACAACTACCTGTATTCGTGCTAACTGCTTGCGTAGGCTCTATGCGTCCCGTATACGTTCAGTTGGTACTGTGATACGATGATAACGATACGCTATGTCCGCTATGTAGTTATGGAAATGGACGTGACACCTTTTGTGATATCACGCCCAAATCAGGGAGAAGGAGTTTAGATTGTAGATATTACCTGTCTTATTGTTATTATTCGTTTCGCTCTTTAAATAATTCGTCGCTTAGTGCTACTATAAATCTGTCGATCATCTCTATAAGCTGTATAATTCGGTGTAATCTCATTTCGTCAAGACAATCCGCCGGTAGCAAATCAGTCCCTATACCCATTCCTGCATTATCCATAATAAGCCCACCTTATCCTACTATAAGTTCTACTAATATTACCTATCAACCTATAAACATTATATAGCTAACAGCGCAGCCAATAA